AGGATTCAAGATAAATATCTCGAACCCGAAGAGCTGCAGAAGCTCATCGATGAGATGAAAGAGGAAAGATGGATCTTAATGACCCGCCTGCTTGCTACCAGCGGGCTCAGGATCGGGGAGGTTATCGCCCTCAATAAGAGTGATGTCACCGGGAAATGCATACAAGTCAGCAGAACCTATGATTCAAACAATAAAGTGCTCACAGAGCCTAAGACCTTTTCATCCAAAAGAGAAGTTTATATTCAGCCGGAGCTCCGTAAGGTCATTGATCAGATCAACGCCTATGTCAAAAGACAGGAGGAGGTTTTTGGAGTCACTTCGATCATATTCTTTCCCGAGCCCGACGGCGGCAGATTGAAATACTACACTTACAGCAAATACCTCAGGGAAGCATCTGAGAGGATCCTGGGAAGAAGAATTTCCCCTCATGCTTTAAGGCACACTCACGCATCGTTTCTCTTTGCTAAAGGAATGGATCTCACAAGCGTATCTGCAAGGCTTGGACATGATGATTCAAGGGTCACAAAAGAAATATACCTTCACAGGCTTGAAGAATTGAAAGAAAAAGAGAATAAACAGCTGGATAGAATCGAAATGCTGGGATAAAGTTGCACCGGTGCAACTTAACAAAAAAAAGAGGAGCGCTTTGCTCCTCTTTGCTTTTGCGTAAGTTTCTGCTCAACCAATTTGATAAAAGCCTTGAAAATACGCTATTTTTAGTGAGACACGAGCTCATTATTTTGGATTCATCGCAGTTCGCATATGTTCATAAAGTCCGTATTTACGGCATTCTTTTCAAAACCGCTCTTTTTTACTGGGAATAATCTGCTAAAGTTTCTGCTAAAGTAAAAAAATAATGCCCCCGGAGCCGAAGCTCCGGAGGCTGAATGAGAGGGATACTATATAGCTGATCTGCCTTCGCTTTTACCAAAGGCTACATAGTGAAAATAATACATGGGATTGTTACTACCAAATGCATCAACCAGATCGGAATATCTCTCTTTATAGACCACAGGATTAAATTCCGCACTGGCCTGTCTGAACTCATCCATGCCGAACTGTTTGAAATGTATCCACAGAGCAGAAGGGTTATAACCGAATGCGTTTCTCAGATCCTCATAGTTGTCAAAATAGAACTGGGGATCAAATACCGGTGAATAATCGAGTCCATTGATGTAATATCCCGATATCTCCTCATCCCACTCTTTAAGCATGAGGTTCTGATCCGTGATGATCCCTGCTACCTTGTTGGATCTGAACGGGTTCTCTGTGCCTCCATATTGCCACATCTCGTAAGAATTGCCGCTCCTCAATACCGGAGGAGTAAGTTTATAAGCTGCCACCCAATGAGGGATGTCCTTAAGAGCTTCATCGACAAACTTATTATTAAAATGGCTTTCGGAGGAGTATATTCCGCAATTATATCCCGCCGCTTTCAACGTGTTGCAGAACGTAAGGATAATGTTCGTAAGGTTCACTTTATCCTGATTCAGCATATTGCCTTCTACATCGTAGTAAACAGTAGTTATGTTTTTTCCGGTTAGAAGACTCTTGAAGTGTTCCGCCTCGGAAAGCGCAGCTTCTACGCTGTAGCAATTCCCGTAATAATATGCTGCTTTCTTCCAGTCTCCGGAAACCGCCTGATTGTAAAAATCTTCAAACAGAGGATCTGCGTAATTTCCACCGCCGCCTGCTCTAATGATTATATGATCAAAACCTTCTTCTCTTGCTTTTGAAAGTGTAAGGCCTTTCTGATGCCTTGATACATCGATGGCAAAAGCTGAGAATGCGGGGGCAGGTTCCGGAGCAGGTGTCGAATCTCCATAGTCGATGTAGGGAGTCAGCAAGCCGTAATCCGTCCAGGAATACTGACTCTTGGGGCCGCCTTTGTAAAGATATCTTCCGCCTTTTTCATCAACGTATGTATACTGAACTTTTGATTCCCACGCTCCAGTGCATTCGACGACATTGAAGGTATATCCGTCCTGATCAAAATCTCCAAGATAAACTCCGGCATGAGGAGATGTCGATAAGTAAAGGTATGTTCCGGGCTGTGAAAGCTTTGAGAAATCTTTGGATCTTCCTGAGCATTTCTTCAGAAGTGTATATCCATCACAGTCACCTGTCGGGAAGTCCTTCGGGCTCACATAATATCCCGGAGTTCTGTTATCGTTCCACCCGCCTAAGATCGCCTTGATGAGATTCCAGCAATCAAACGAAAATCTCGATCCGTCATAATACCCGCAGTTTTTGGGGAACTTATTGCAATAATAATTTGGAACATCATGAGCAAGCCTAAGCTGCTTAATAAAATCACTTTGCTTCATTTATTCCCCTTTCCTAAAAATGTGCAAAATATAGGCGGCTCCCGCTCCGAGAACCGCCGCCATTAATGATATGAAGATGTTTTCACTCATCCGTCTTGTTTGCTCCGTCTGCGAGACCTTCGCCGATCACATACCCAATGACGGAAGCTCCCGCCATTATGAGTGCCGCCACCTGTTCGGCATCGCTTGTGCTATCTCCGAAATAGATCAAAAGCATAGTGACAAATGTTGCAATGCTTGCCCAAAACTTACGGGATGTGAGTTTTCTTTTCCAATCAATGCTCATTTCTTTTCTCCTTTCGTGTTCGGTAATTCCATAATCTGGTTCTTCAAGGCGGTTGCGATATCGTTTCCGCCTAAATTGTGGTAAGCCTTGTACATCTCGGATATGTTTGTTTTGTCCTCAATGGTGCAATAGCCCGCCGATGTATAGGTGCGATGTGCTACCACGATCTCGTTTCGCAACAACGCACAAAGTCCATTCTTAAATTCTTCGATATCCTCCGGGTTTATTCTTTTCTTCTTCCTTCCTGCAAGGAACTGAAAAAAAGACCAAAGACCATTGGAACCTATAACAGCGATAACAAGTGCAACGACCAGCTCGGTTGTCATGCTTCTTTGCCCTCGCTTTCGTTTTCTTCGGGTATAAATCTGTTGAAACGTTCGCATTTTGAAAGTTGCCCGTCATCGCTTATGATCTCGCAAACGACCGCCTGGGTGTTTTCGTTTGAAGATGCGTACCACATTTCGTAGTACAAAGCGGCCATCGCTTCTTCTTCCGTTGCGAAATTTACAAGGGCACGGGTCACGGTTCCGTCTGTCGCTGTGATGATCTTTAAAAGATTCATATTTGTTCTCCTTTAGTCTGTGGTCTTTGTATATTCAAGAGTTATCGATGATAATCGCCCTTCATTGTTCGGAAGCGTGCTCATAACGCTTATCGGGTTATCTATCATGTCAACATTTACGGGGCAGGCGTATCTATCGCTTCTTCCGATTGCGTTTATCGGTGTATCGCAATTAGGAACCGAAACGCCCGTCAAGCTGTACCAGGTGTTTGTCGGCAGGGTTTTCTGTGAAAAGCTCCAGGTCTTTTGGTATATCGGTTTTCCATTTATCCAGGTTCCGACGACTTGCTCGTTGGTTGAATAAACGTGATTCCCGCCGCTTGCGTTTGCATTTACCCACTTGCTCGTATTTCCGTCGTACGTTAAAACCTGGCCGTCGCTGGGTGTCGTTAAATTGACATCCGAAAGCCCCGCAAGGGAAGATGCGCCGCCCCCGCCCGTTACGGTCACGACGGTTTCGTCGTTCACGCTGTCATCCGTAACCGCAACATCGCCTGCAAACTTTAAATAGGTGCGGGCAGGCATCGTCTGGTCGTTTTCGTCTACGATCGTGTGTCCGCTTCCGCCGCCGCTCGGAGCGTAAACGTCCGTCGTAGTTCCGTTTATATCTATCTCTGCGATTTTAGTTCCGCTTGCCTGTAATTGCGACCAAGACACCGTGTCGCCACCGCCCGAAGGATTAGCGTTTACCCATTCCGCACTATTGCCGTCGTAAGTCAAGACTTGTCCGTCGGTCGGAGTTGTGAGGTTTACGTCTGACAGACCCGCCAAAGACGAAGAGCCACCGCCCCCACCTAAATTGGCGTCAATGATATCCATGTTGTCGTTATAATCCGTGCGAAAATCTCCGAACGGATCCGTGGCTTCGGGTTTCTTTAGGTTGTAATTTGTCGTATATGTCGCCATATTTCCCTTTTATTAATTCCAAGAAGGTTTATTTGACCAACGAGTATCGAATGCGTTCAAATTTGAGCCTGTTATGCCCCACAGAGACGCCTTCGTTGCATCGTAGGAGAAGTATGTGAGAGGTGTGTCTTCGTCCTGCACTTCGGAGTTGACGTATTGTGTTCCTGCATAGTCGTAGTAATAATATGCGGTCTCGTATAAGTTCTTATTGATCTTTGATGAAAAGCAGGCTTTAATGTTCCCACCGAACATATTGCCGACCATAGTTGTAAACAATCTCCACAACGCAAGGTCGTCAACTGATAATATCCAAGCATTCCCGGAAAACATTTCATCTGTTCGATTCGCAGAAGACATATCTTTATTTGAAAGTGCAGAGATGTCAGAGAGCCAAGTGCAACCTTTACACATTCTGTAAAAGTTCTCACCGTTTGAAAAATTCCAACTCTCCAACCCGTGCAAGCTTGTGAGTTTGATGTCATACTCAAAAGTACTTGAGAAGTCAACAACGTCAGATGTGTCGAGTGCGCTCAAACCGCTCACATCGGTCAAAGAAATGCAACCCGAGAAAGCACCGCTGACCGTGATCAGTTTTGAGACCCAATTTGCAAGCCCTGCAAGGTCAACAAGATGCTCACAGTTTTCACACATCTGCGAGATATCTTCAAGACTCGGCATCGTCCAAAGCAGGAACGCATTCAAGTTCGTGATCAATGTCCCGATGAAACCGCAGGAAATAGTCTCGACATTGTCCGTGTTCCAATTAGCCAACGCAGATATATCAGAGAGTAATACGCACATATCACAGATGTATGACATATCCGTGACGTTCGAGACGTCGATGTTCTCCAATCCGTGCAGGCTTGTGAGGCTCTCCGCATGTTGCAGGAAAGCGTACAAATTAGTCAAACTCGGTGTTTTCCAATTTGTGAGTGCTTCAAGCGATGATATGTCTGAATAATAACCGAAGTGATAGATCACCTCTACGTTTGAAACGTCCCAACCTGCAACAGCAGAAATGTCTGAAAGTGAAGAACAGCCACCAAAAACGCCGTAGAACTTCGTGCAATTCGAGACATCAGCAAAAGCAAGCTCGGAAACGTCCGTAAGTTGCGTTGACGAGAAAAAGCCGTTTATCTCGTCCTCTCCTAATCCCGTCGCTCTCCAAGGCATCGAGGAAAGCTTCTTGACTGAGTTGTTCGATGTCAGACTATAATCTTTTACTTCAACTCCGCTCGTTGTGAGTGGTCTGATAAAGCCGTACCCGTCAGAGTAAACATCAAGGTTGTTTGTATGCGATGAGACCGAACCGTGATTGACGACGGTGATGACCTGCTTGACGGTCTTGTCGACAACGATCGTCTCTTCGTCGTGAACGTACTCTCTGTGATAATGGCACTCGACCGTCACCTCTCCGACCGTGCTGAATGTCGAACCGATTGCAGGTGTAAATGTGCAATGTGCGACGTCGTCCTTGACAGCATCGAGCGGATCGCCGTTTTCATCGGGTACTAAAAAGTACCACTGTCCGGCGTAGTTCTTCGAGTTTTTAGGCACGAACGGGTGCGAGAACACCTGGACATCTCCATCACCGGAATCGGCGAGGGTGTAATCATGTCCGGCTCCGAATATAACAAATTTGAGATCATTTATTCCGATTGTTGCACTCATTCCATATCACTCCATAAAGTAGGCGTATCCGTAACGGTCATATAGACGATTGCTGAGTGATTTCCCTTGCCTGTGACTCTAAATCCACAGGTCGAAGTGAAGACTCTCTTTCCGATCATTGCTTTTTCTTCTGTGACTTCAAACTCATAAGAAGCCTCATCGTCGACAGTGATCAGGATCTTAACTGTTGCTGTTGCAGAAAGAGAAGCTTCAGCCGTAAACATGAAACCCATGCGTTGGACATCGACTGTCTGTTTCCAGTCAATCTGAGCAACTTTTGTCTTGGTGTTTCCGACCGTCAAAGAAGATGTATTTTCTGTATGGAGCAGCCAGAAGTTCTTTGCTCCGGACTCCTGACCATTGTTATAATCCTTTGAGAGTCCTGCGACTGTTTTTGAAAACCTGTCCTGAGCTTCTGCAAGATAGGGATTATCACCGGCGCAGGTGACTGTCATTTTTGAATTGAAACTATAGACAATTTGAGTGATTGCTCCGATGTCATAGGTTCCAGCCTGATTCTCGGTGAATGTCAGAACATCTCCGGGATCGTAGATCGGAATCAGAGCAATATCTCCACTAAAAGGAACATAATAGATTCCGTCCCATGCATCGATTATTTCCTGCAGAGCTGCCAGCCTGTTTGTCTGATCTGTAAACTGCAGGAAAGGATTTGTGCCCATATTAAGCACAAGGCCTCCGGAATTGTTATTGCTTACATATTCCTGGATACCTTCCTCTTTGCATATGGCATAAAGTCCATCATATGTAGTTCTAAAGTCAGAAAGAGCTGATGAATATCTGAGATTGGCGGTGATTGTATCATCAGAAAGAGCTTTGTACTGTCCAATGTACAGATATCCGTCCCTTCCGATGTAGGCAAAACCTCCGAGATATGCCGCCATATATCCAAGGACATCACGCCAGGTAGAGGCATCCGAAACCACATCAGCGAAACCTGTTTTTCTGTTGCCGTTCGGCATTCCTGCGATATCAGCTGATGAACTTCCGAGGGTGACTCCACAAGCCAGACAGAGATCCGACAGCCATGTGTAAGGCTTCATAATCGTGTTATTGCTGACAGGATCAAAAGGAACAGCTGCGAACTTCAGCATGTTGTCGTTTGCTTCTATGTTTATCGTGTCAGCCGTCTGATTTGCTTTTGTGATGATGAACTTTCCCATTGGGATCACATCAGCCACTCCATCAACTGATGTGGTGATTTCAATCTCACCATTGATAAGTTCGTATCTTGAAACTCCCGGGAGAATCAAAACAATAGATAAAGCTGAAGAGAACACAGTTCCGATCTTAAGGCTCTGGGATGAAATCGTTCTTGTGATCGATGCTGCTGCGCCGGAAGGAATATCATCATGTGTAAAGGAATAAACCGTTCCGCCTACCGTTGTGATGGTTCCAGACCAGCTTATATTTACTGTATCTGCCTTGATTGCTGTTTTATACTGTGCTGATGCGTTATACATCCTCGCCCCTTACATTGAAGTTAATTCAAAAGAGATATCCCAGTTCGGCGTTGTATCATTATCATCAATCAGTTCACCGCTGAAATTCTCAACAAAACCCGTGAATGTTTCTGCAAGACCTGTTCCGGGATTGTAATATTTTATGGTGTGAGATGAACTGTTGATATATGCCGAGTAGATTGCGGAATATTCCGTTTCATTTGCCGGCATGCTGACAGTTATATGCGGAACACCCAGGCGTTTGATGTATCGCCTGAGGGTTCCTGCTTCTGTTTCGTTTACGGTCTGTTTATTGATAAAGGATAAATTGTAAGAGCCCTGGTTGATGACAACTTCGACTCCATTGAAATAGATTTTGACACTGCTCATTTATCTTCCTCCTGACATGAGGTTGTATCTTGACTGAGCATTTAAGATGATTGTATCGAGTTTTTCCTCTCCGATGTAGACAGGAATTGTGATAGGGGCCATACCCACGCCTGCTGCCTCCATCTGCATATCACTTTCGGGAAGCTGAAGAACTGATGTCAACGTGCTCTGCAATTTGACTTTGGAATCTTCAAGGCCCTCAGTGAAAAGCTCGATCATATCCGGTGCGTAAGTGTGGAAATTTGAGAGTGGTCCCTCCTCAGGCTCTGAGAATCCAATAAAGTCCTTTATCTTCTGCGCTACAGCTTTCACTGCATCTCCGACGAGGTTCAAGGAGTTTTTGATTCCCTGGACAAAGTTCTCAATCAGATCTTTGCCCCATTCCTTCGCTGCGTCGACTTTTTCCATGATCGCATCTTTGATGGTCTGAATGATTTCAGCGCCCCATTCAGCTACAGCCACAAGTCCATTGAGGATTCCATCACCGAGAGTGACAATAATAGATCCCGCAGCTTCCAAAAGCATCGGTACCGCTTTGAGCAGAGCCTCCAACAGATTCATAATTATGATCGGGGCTTTTTCTATTAGCTTAGGGACAGCTCTGATCAATCCTTCAGCAAGAGCGACGATAAGCTGAAGGGCCGCTTCAACGAGCTTCACCAAAGTATCGGGATCAGTCAACTTGTCCACTATCGTAAGTACAACATCCACGATGGCAGGGATGATGACCGGAAGCGAATCGATGATTCCGTTCGCCAAAGTTATAAGAAGATTTAACGCCACATCGATAAGCGTCGGGAGGTTGTCCAGGATAAACTGGGCTATGGTTCCCAACAGCTGAAGAGCTGCGTCCGCTAATGCCGGAAGGTTATCCATAATAGCCTGTGCCAGCGCCTGAACGACGCTCATTCCAACCTCTATGAGTTTTGGGAAGTTTGCAGTCATATTATCAACGATTGCATCAATGCCTTCGGTGATCTTTCCGATTCCGCCTTCACTGTCCCCTGCGAATATGGCGGTCAGTCCATCCATGACACTGGTCATTCCGGGAAGGAACTGACCCATCAGGTTGTTTTTGATTCCTCCGAGGCTTCTCGTTAAGGTATCGAGTGAATCCTGATATGCCGCAGATGCCTTGACTGCATCATCGGACATTATCAGACCAAGGTCTTCGGCAGCTTTTGCCAATTCCTGGGTCTCTTCAATGCTCGTATTGAAAAGCGGTGTGAGATTCTGTCCGCTCCTTCCAAAGAGATCATTTGCGAGTGCAGCTCTTTCAGTGCTGTCTTCCATTTGCTGGAAACCTGAAATGACTGATTCAAAGACTTCCTCTCTTGACATATTGCTTATGTCTTCGAGAGAAAGACCGAGCGCCGCAAATCTTGCCTGCGCATCCGCACTTCCATTCTTTGCATCATCCAGCTGATTTGTCAGAGTCTTCAGACCTGTCTGCATTGAGTCGATATCGACTCCGGACTGTCCAAGGATATAATCCCACTTCTGAAAACCTTCATAAGACAATCCCAGCCTCTGGGACATCTTATCGATGTTGTCGCCATATGCTGCGACCTCACCGGCTGCTTCAGTAAATTCTGCACCCGCCTTGACAGCTGCGGCTCCTACCGCTGCAGTGGCTGCACCAGCTACAGCAATTCCTCTTCCAAGCCCACTTGCAAAATTAGATCCTGCAGCTCTTCCCGCCTGTGCTACTCCAGAAGAAGATGCGGCCTGTGTCAATTCATTTGTAATTGTCTGCTGTGCGCCTTCCATCGTGGGGACGATGGTCACAACAGCTCTTGCCACTTCAATGTTGTTCGCCATTTCTTCTCCTCTTATGTCTTATATTCACGAAAAGGTTCTTAAGTTGCACCGGTGCAACTGGATCCTTTCCATATTTGTCGCCGTTATTTTTCAGCCTCGGATAAGGCTTAGGCTTCTTTGCTTTCTTCCTGGAACCAAGTGCTACGAGATTGGAATTGATCATTGCCAACATATCGTAAATATCAGCCAGGATTTTATTTGTCTTAAAAGTTGTGGTCCATTCGTGCAGTTCGGGTTCTATATCCTTCGCAACATAGGAATCTGCTCCCAAGTTGCTTATAAAAGAATGAAGGGCACTCCAGCTTAAGGAGCACCCTACATCTTTTAACTCATACCCTATGCGCAACAGATCACACTCTAACGCCTTGTGGTGTTCATGTGCAAACTCCGCAAGGCTTATGATTCCCCCGGTGTTACACCGGTATCTGTTTCCGAAACTTCACCCCATGCGACCATGATCTGATTCAATTCGGAACTCGTAAGCTCTGAAAAGACATCCTCAGGGATATACTTCTCAAAGAACTTAGTGATGATATCGAATTTATCCTCCTTGGTCTTTGCGTTCTTGATCTGCGCTAAGTCCTTGAAAGGAATGGATCCGGCAAGCGGGATGGTAAATGATTTATCACGAATATTGATCTTTAATACTTCTTTGGGCTGTTCGAGTGTGATTTCTTTCATGCGCTTATCCCTCTTCAGATATGAAGTGGAGTCCACCTTCCTGAGCGGTGATGGTGGGAGTCCAGTTGATTGTGTTCTCGGGAGCAAAGGAGATTGAATCAACAGCGGTGATCTGTCCATTGGACATACCTACTGCCATGATGTCATCTCCGTCCTTCATGATGAAGATATACGCCTCGGGAGCAGGGAGAGAACCTGCGGAAAGGTCACAATCGATGGTCTTTCCATGATCGCCTGCTGCGGGAGTTACAGTAACGTTAGAAGCTCCGACAACAACCTTGAGGCTGTCTTCAGTAGTATCCATGATGGGTACCTGAACAGTCTCAGTATGCTCTGAGAGAGTGGATCTCTTGATCACATTCGCCCAGTTGCGGATGTTGTTGACTGACTTATCAGTGGTGACACTGATTCCGTCATGGGTTACATCACCGATATTTCTCCATGCGGAGACATAATAGGTGATCTCAATCTTTTCGCCACCGTCAAGAGTAGTTCCAGCCCAGGTGAAAGTGGTGCTGGAAACGGAATAATCATCGGGATCCTGCTCAACACCATCGATGGTCATCGAGATGATGGCATTTGCTGCTTCACTGAGAGTGAATACAGTCTGAGCGGCTGTGGCAGTGAACTTATCTGTGCTGGTGCCGTCACCGTTCTCACCGACAATATCAGTGGGATAAGTAGGAAGTGAAGTGCCTGCAGGTGCATGAAATGCCATGCCTGTTGCAAGTCCAATTCCAAGTTTCGCTTTGTTCATAATTTGCTTACCTCCATGGTTTCAATGTGTGCGAGCACACGGAGACGTGCTGAGCACATTGCAAGATCAGGTCTTACGGGGTCTCTGCCCCAGGATCCCAAGCTGTTGACTTTTGCAAACCTCAGCCTGGTTGTCTGACTTTTAGCTATTGCTATTACTATTCCGACTGCCGTCTGAAGATTCTCAAGTGCTGTAGCATCCTCCTCGGCCCTTGAATCAAGAGTCACATCAAAGTAGTCAATCGTGTTTTCATCAGTTCCTCCGACTGCTGTGATTAGTATGGATGGAACGTCGAAATTTGCGGGAAGAGGTCGCACATATGCCTTGATATAATCATTCAAGGATGCTCTGATTTCTTCTTCGACATCTATGCTTTTGTTTATCTTCATGTTACCGCCCTCGATAATGACTTCATTTCTGCTTCATCAGCTGATGCTTTTGAATCGAGTGCTGTCACTCGACCTATCCAGCGGCCGCCATAACCATATTTACTCATCATGGAGCCCTGGAACACTTCAGCGCCAAATCCTTCGCTGTCCGGGTCTGTCAAATTGCTGTTTGCTTTCAAGGCTATCTTTTCGGTTTCCTCAGATACAAGAGCTTTGACTCCTTCTCCCATGAGAATTTCCCTGAAGCCTTCGGATTTGAATGTGATCTTGATTTCCGTCATCCGGAATACCTCTTAAGATTGAGCTGGATGTTAGATACTCTGCCTGTCGGTGAAGTCCAATCTCTCGGAACTCCGTTGATCTCGTATGTCTCGCCATCTACTTCGATGTGATCTCCGGCTTTAACATCCGTTCCGCTCGGTACATAAACTGTGAGACCATCAGACAGACCCAACACACGACCATCTTCTGAAAGAGTGGTTGCGGCGGGCTGTACTGAGCAACCGGTAACAGTAACAGGATCCGCTGTGTGTTCCCAGTCGGGAATCACCGAACCTCTTACTGTCTTCGTGCCAGGTCTTATGATTTTGATTGACTGATTACAAAACGAAAGCATTAGAAAACTCCTTCCAGCCTATACGGATGGAGCAGTGCGGCATTGTTCTCAAGGATGCGATCATAGGATCCGTTTGTCCATGAAGAATTGTAGGTGATAGAAACACCGCCTGCCGCTTCTGACGTTACTCCGTAGGACTTAGCGAGCTTCAAAGTAACCATGTCTGAAACTAATTCCTTGAGTGCATCGCTTGCAGTTACCCCTGCCGTATAGATAACTTCGATCACGTCTCTGCGTCCGCTAATCGAAGCATCATAAACAGTCAGAAGACCGTTTGTCTGGAACGAGTAATCTGTCGTAGCATCTCCATTGATAGTTACTGAAGTGATTCCGGTAAGCATCCTGGTGGGAAGCTGTATGAGCAGATCTCTTCCTGTTGCGATGATCCCACGGTTTTTGATAGTCCACGAAATCTTGCAAGACTGAGCCCCAAAAAGGTGCCATCCGCAATAATTCTGTAAAGCAAGTGATGCCGCTTTGATACTGGGCTCGATACGTGTATCTCCGACATATTTATTCCCGGTATAGGTATTAAATTCTGTTACGGTT